AGTTACATGAATCAATGGACCAGTGATCAGGAAGATGGCCAAATCAACTGGGCCAAACAGTACACTACAACACAAGAGCAAGTGTATACCGTTGAACTTGATGAACGTACTATTGAAAGATTAGAACGTATGGAAGCCGACATACATCATGCAATTGATTATGCCAATCGCAACTATACATCTCGAAGTGACATTGGATATAAAGGTGGGCCAAGCGATGTAACTGCGTTTTTCATTGAGAACAAAGAACGTCACGAGGAATTGCTTAAAGAAAACTCAATGTATCGTGACGCATGGAAAGAGTTTCAGTCCATTCGTGCCTTACTCGGCGAAACTCCCCATTGGCCTTGACAGCAACTTGTGCTATAATAGTCCTATGCAACTTAAACTATTGATTGAGCAACTGCAAACGCTGTATGAATCTGAAATGATTCATTATGATGTCATGGGCGAGCCAGAGATTATGATTGATTGTTTTAAGCGTACAGCACCAGGTGAGTTTGCATATGGTGGCTTTAGTGATAAAATAGAAATACAACGTAGCAGTGATGGCGTGTATCCTATACTAAATGCATTTTGGGACGATGAACGATGATTACAAAATTAATGCAACGGTTAGGAAGACATCGTGTTATTATGGATCGTCAAGCCAATGAACCGTACTTAGAAAGATATTATGTTTTCCTCAAAGACCGAAAGCAATTTCCATTTAATGTGTTTATTCACAAGTTTCTTAAATCAGACCCCGATGATGTGCATGATCACCCATGGCCTTATGCTACTTTAATTTTGAAAGGTGGATACTATGAATGGATTCCAGAGTTTGACAGCGATGGTAAAAAAATTGCAGAGTTTCGTCATTGGCGTGGGCCAGGACACTTTAGGATATGTGGCGCTAACAGTTATCATCGTATTGAGCTTGATCCTAACATAACAGCATGGACAATGTTTATGCCAGGCCCACAAAAACGTGAATGGGGATTCCTTGTAAAAAACAAATGGATACACAATGATGAATACCTTAGCAAAATGGCAAATCAAAAGTAATTCATTGACTAAGTATCGCAGTGCCAAATTGACACATTAAATGGAGAGAATATGATAACAAGTGATTCAGGTGAAATGTTAGTCCAGATGTGGCTTTCACTTAAACCTTATATTGATAAAAAGGAACGCTCAGATGCAGCCTTGGCATTTTTACAAGCAGCAGGTGACTTTGTTGATTTAGAAACTGCCCGAGAAGAAGCAAGCGATGCTGATACAATACTTGCTTCAGCCTTTGCTGCCATCTTAGGCGAAGATGAGGAAGACCAAGTAGAAGACGACGAGGAATATTAATGAGTCATTGGTATAGGAAGGTAGCCGCAGATATCAGCAATCTTCCTGATTGTATTGCTTACTTTGAAGGTGAGTTAGTACAGGCAAGAATTGAATTAAAGATCAGTGGTAGTCTTGAAAAAGCTATTCGCGAAATGCCCGGAGTTTTTGAATATCGGTTTAGCCAACTGCAAGAGATTGAAGCAATTCTTGAACAGCTGAACATTGAAGTTCGAAAACTTCGCAGTGCAAAATTCCGTCAATTCACTGAGCACTATAACAGAGCATTGACAAGCCGCGATGCAGAAAAGTATGTTGACGGTGAACCAGATGTAGTTAATATGGATTCAATTGTAAATGAATTTGCATTGGTACGGAACAAGTTTATTGGTATCACCAAGGCGCTTGATTCAAAGCAATTTCAAGTTAGTAATGTGACCCGTCTTCGTGTAGCTGGAATGGAAGACGCAGAGCTTCGCTAATTCTGCTTAAAAAATAGACAATTTAGCCCTTAACTTTAAGGGCTTTTTTGTGGCTAAAATACAACAAAAATAGTAGCAGAAAACGGTTGACGCTTGGCCCAAAGAGCGTTATAATAACACATAGACAGCAAAAAGGGAATCATGCAGTACACATTGATTACAAAAAACGGTAAAATCATGCAATTTTACATCAAAGCTGTCGCTGATATGTATCAGCAGGGCTTGGGCGGTGTTGTTATTACGCAACAAGTGTTAAAAACAGCAAAAAACGGTTGCTCTCTGACCCAAATGGCAGTATAATCAATACTGTAGCAAGTTAATTCATCCACGCAAAGGAAAAACATGTCAGCTTACATTACAATTTTGAACGGCACATACCGTAATTTTACAATTGCTAACCAAACGTTTGCACTCGTTGCAGATTATAAAGAAGGCACTAAGGGCGGCTACGTTACAGTGCTGGCAGACGAGACACTTGGCGAATTCGCTGGTCGCGAAGTTCGTGTTAAAGTGGAAAGCATGGCTGATATTGAGCCGGCTACTGCCGCAACCTGCGCCGCTCCTGTGGTAGCAGTTACACCTAAAAAAGAAGCAAAGCCAGTTGAATCCGATGAACAGGCAATTGAACGTATCCGCGAGCGGTTTGACATCTTGGAAGAGATGACAGAAGGTGCAGTTGATGGTACTGTTCGTGCTATGATTGTTGTTGGCCCTCCGGGCGTTGGTAAGAGCTTTGGTGTTGAGAAGGTACTTGACAAAGCCGCAATGTTTGACAAAATTGGTGGCACTCGCCCACGCTATGAAATTGTTAAAGGTGCAATGAGCGCCATTGGTTTGTATTGCAAGCTCTACAATTACAGTGGCGCTGGCAATGTGCTGGTGTTTGACGATTGCGACAGTGTACTGATGGACGAGCTGAGCCTGAACATTTTGAAGGCAGCATTGGACAGTTCCAAGAAGCGTACAATTTGCTGGAACACAGATAGCCGCATGTTGCGTCAAGAAGGTGTGCCGGACAAGTTTGAGTTCAAGGGTAGTGCAATCTTCATTACCAACATCAAGTTTGAGAACGTGCGTTCTGCAAAACTCAAGGATCACTTGGGTGCATTGGAAAGCCGTTGTCACTATCTGGATTTGACATTGGATACCACACGTGACAAAATGTTGCGCATCAAACAAATTATGATGGACGGTATGCTGGATGCATACGACTTTGCAGAAGGCGCCAAAGAAGAACTGTACGAGTACGTGGATGCCAACAAAGAAAAATTGCGCGAGTTGAGCCTGCGTACAGTTATTAAAATTGCAGACTTGAAGAAAATGGTTGGCGAAGGCACTGACAAGTGGAAGCGTTTGGCAGAGACCACTGTTATGAAGCGTGAGGCATAATGTGAGGAACTTGGTTATTGCTCGTATTACAGAGCTTTGGAAAAGTTACCATATACTTGAGCTTGACTTGACTTTAAACGAGTTACCAAATCTAAGCAATGCAGAGCTACTTGAAGTTCTAGAAGAAATGATTGCGATTACTATGGAGTACGAAGGAGAATGACATGGCTTACAACAATGGAAACCAGTACGATCAAGAAGCAGAGTATGCCAAAAAGTCTACTGTAGAATTAATTGCCATCCGTACTCAGTTTGAGTTGGCAGTAATTAATCATCCGCAAGGCCCTAAAATGTTCAATGAACATCTGGAATGGGTCAAAATGAAAATTGCAGAACGAATTGGAAGGAAATAAAATGCGTAAGATGGCAACCATTAGAAAGATTGATGCCCTGCGCCCAATTGAAGGTGCAGATGCAATCGAGTGCGCTATTGTTGGCGGCTGGACAGTTGTGGTTAAGAAGGGCGAATACACTGCTGGTGATCTTGCAGTGTATTGCGAAATCGATAGCTTCATCCCTACTGCCATTGCACCGTTCCTGACCAAGCCAGACAACTACCCCAAAGTGTTTGAAGGCGTGGAAGGCGAACGCCTACGTACTATGAAGCTTCGTGGTCAACTGAGTCAAGGCCTGCTGTTGCCTCTTGATGTTCTTCCTGCTGATGATGATTTCAACGGAGCATGGACCGAAGGGGAAGATGTTTCGGAACTACTTGGAATTGTCAAGTATGAAGCACCTGTGCCCGCGGCTCTTGCCGGTGAAGTCAAGGGCATGTTCCCTTCGCGTATTCCAAAGACTGATCAAGAGCGAGTTCAAAACTTGAAAGCGGAACTGGCCGAGTGGCTTGATAGTGACTTGCATTGGGAAGTTACCGAAAAGCTGGAAGGTAGCTCAATGACAGTGTACTACCTTGACGGTGAAGTAGGAGTGTGTTCACGCAATCTGGACCTTAAGCCAAACCTTGACAACTCGCTGTGGCGTGCCGCAAACAAGTACAACCTGCCCACTAAGTTAGTTGGTATTGGACGGAATATTGCTATCCAGGGCGAGATTGTAGGCAACGGCATCCAAGGCAATATCTACCAAATGCGTGACCAAGACTTTCTTGTGTACGACATTTACGATATTGATGCCGGTTGTTACCTTACACCTTTTTCTCGCGCCGCATTTGTTGCAGAACACAAACTGAATCACTGCCCAATACTTGCATACTCTGCTGGCCTAACTGACACACTTGGTATTACCAACATGGAACAAGTGTTGAAGTTTGCCGAAGGCAAGAGCGTAATGGGCATGATTGGTTGCGAACGTGAAGGCCTTGTATTCAAGTGTCATGAACGGTCTGTATCGTTCAAGTCAATCTCTAACAAGTATCTCCTGAAACACGGAGGTTAACGGTTTACCGACAGCTGACTATTTGCGTGGATGGATGTCGGTGGAACAGACTCTTCGGAGTCTGTTCTTTTTTCTGCATTATGGCAAAATTGCTTTTTAAAAACCAGTGGTTTTACTATAAGTATCTTACAAATGAATAGACATACTCCTACAAAAGTGTTATACTAGAATATGCCCGGAATAACCAGACTAGAAATCAAAGATGAAGTAAATGTTAAGTTTCACGACTTGGATGCTTCTACTCGCAGAAAATGCGAGTCTAAACTAAAATATACACTGCCGTATGCATATCATGTACCGGCGTTTCGTCTTGGACGATGGGATGGTAAGATTGGTTTCTTTACCACAGCTGGATCAACATATTTAAATTTGCTTGATCGAGTGTTGCCTATCTTACAAGACGAAGGTTGGACAATTGAAATTGATGACAAGCGAGTTAATCATAATTTAAATTTTACTGAAGTTACCGAAAACACGTTTAGTCACATCGTTTGGCCTAAGGGACATCCAGCTGAAGGCCAGCCCATT